ACGAATCAATACATGCCAAAAGAGGTAGAGAAAATACAACAAAAAAAAATCACCCAGAAATAGATTTATATAGGTATTTTTAATAATTTCCTTGTATTTATCATAATAAAGTACTAAATTCGTACCTAATTATGATGGAATATACGACATTAAATTGGCTTTTTTTCAATATAGTTTGGTTAAGTTTGGGAGAACTGGCTATCCAGACAGTCATTTCAGACTTATCGTCAACGGTAAAAGGGGCAATGCTGCTTAACCAGCCTTATAATACTAAGTTGAATTTATTATGTACTTACAGTTTTTGCAAAAAGTTACTTGGTAGAGGTTGGTGGGTAGCAACCCCTTTTATCTTTTTATTCAGATTACACAGATTCTTTTCCGAAATGTTGTCATGTCCTTGGTGTTGTGGCTTTCATTTTGCTTGGATAACCAATTGGCTGTATTTAGATATGGACATAATAACATCACTTATACTTGCACCTGTTGTGCTGGTATATGTGACAATTTTAGACAGGCTACATTCAAGATGATAACAGGAAACACTGATGCAATCAAAGTATATGATATATGGTTTGGTAACAACTATAAGCAATTACAGAAACACTGCAAAAGATATAGGATACCAGATGATTATTTGAACGATGTTTATTTAAATGTAAGAGATAGGATTGTAAGAAGCGGATTCACTGAACAGTATTATCAGACATATGTAAAAAGAAGTCTGCATAACTTAATGATAAATGAAGCAAAGAAATGTAATGGAAGATTTGAGATTGATTTTGATGATGAAGATTACACTGTAACAATAGAAAACACACTGCAAGATAATGATGAAACTGAAAAGGATACTCAGCAATACAGGGAAGACATCATGTTCTTATCCAAGAAGATTTTTGAGTACATAATGAATGAGAAAAGATATAATGATGAATGGCAGTTTGTGTTTCGAAGTTATTATTTGTGTACCGGAAGAATGACATATGCCAAATTAACTGCAATGACTGGAATAAATAAGAATCAATGCACAAAAATAATACAGAACATAAAGAAAGACATAAGAACAAACTTTCTTAATTGGCTTAAAGAAGATGACAAACGAAGAAATCATAGCAGTCATGGACAAGCCTAAAAGCATGTCAAGGGTTGCACAATATAGAGTTATATACCAACAGGCAACAGGCAAACCTTGGAAGGGTTGTTTCTGTGGCAACGGTTTTAATAACTTCTTCAATGTATGTAAAAATTATGCTAACGCACTTAAATTACAAAGAAATGTACAAACCAAGTAACGAAGATTTGTTGTGGGCAAAAAATGTATATGACACAATAATAATGTCACAGGTGCTTGCACCACAAAAAGTCAAAGAAGCATACCAGAAAGTATTTGGAATACCTGCACCAAACTTTCAACAGGCAAAAATAAAACTGTTCGCATACTTTACTTATGAATATAAAAAAGTGGATAAAACAGAAACAGCAGATATATTGCCAGATATGACAGCAGCATCAACAACTGGTGAATATGTCCAGTCACATAACGAAGATGCACTTCCCGAAAATGGGAAGTCTGAAACTCAGGTAATTAAACCAAAAAGAAAATCAAATGGAAGAAGAAAGAAATCTGCCAGCAAAGCGTAAGGTAGGACGCCCAGCCAAAATAGATACACTTATCCAGACAAGGGAAGTGGCAGCAATGCTATTAACAGCACGCCCAAGAAGCGAAATAATAGAACACTGCTGCAATAAATATGGAGTACAGGAAAGCAGTGTTGCAGCAATCGTTACAAGGGCATACAGGTATATACAGGAAACTCATGCATTGGATAAAGAGGGAATTGTACATACTCATGTACAACATTACTATGACATATACAGGACAGCATTGGCATTGGGCGATTCAAGGGGTGCAGTACAGGCATTAAATAGCATAGAAAAGCTGCTTAAATTAACACAACCAGATACACTTGTGCAAAATAATTCACTTACTGTTAATCTTAAAGACTTAACACTTAATGAATTAAAAGAGTTACTTAAAGTAAATGATTAATTAAAAATCTGCTTAAAATGATAAATATATTAACAAGGACACACAGAGAGAATTACTTCAAGGTATTGCAGCAGTCAATAGAAAGTCAGACATGTAAAGACTACAATTGGATTGTTGCAAGTGACTTACCAGAATGTACATATTATCCACAAGCATTGAAAATGATTAAGCCTTTGGCAGAGTTAGTTAACATACCACAGGGAATGTATTATGCCCCTTGGAATCATTACCTCGATATAATGCAAGAAACTGTCACAGGAGGCTGGATAATGTATCTGGACGATGATGATACCTTTACCAATGAAAAGTCGCTTAAACGCATTGTAAATGCCTGTACAGACGAAAATGAATTGGTTATATGGAAAGTTAATTTAAAGGGGAGTTGGATAGTGCCAAGTCATTCCTTTGGAAAGTTTGTCAAGGCTGGTGATATAAGTGGAATTGGCTTTGCTTATCATAGCAAACATTTACCAGTTGAATGGGGTTACTTATCTTATGGTGACTTCAGAGTTGCAACACAGTTAATAAATAAAGGTTTAAAGCCAAGATGGATTGATATGGTTTTAACAAAGACACAAATAGGATGGCATAATGGAAAATAATTATCAAAGTACAGAGGACTGGCAGATAGCCAGAGAGAATAACAGCAACTTACGCTGCGTTGATGTGTACATAGCGTCACTTCCCAGAGAATTACATGTAGTAGAAACAGTAAAGACTGTTTTAGAGAATCCACAGACACTGACAATAACCATTATTGCCAATAATTACAGCGATGAGTTATTTGAAGAATTAAAGATACAATTGCTGAATATAAATACAATAACACAAGTACCTATAATGTTACATAGGGGTGACAATAAGAAAGAAAGCAATGAGAAACTTAAATACATAAGTGAAGGTTATGGCAAGTATATAAGTTTTGTAGATGACGATTTAATTCTTGCACCAACACATTTTAAGAAGTTAATTGAAGGTTGTGAAAAGTATAATGCTTATGTCAGTCTTCATGGAGTATGTTTACACCAATTACCAATAAGAAGTTATTATCGTGACAGAGATGTGTACAGAGGACTTGGTACTGTTATATTTGATATGGAAGTTGACTTAGCGTCAAATTGTGGCAGTCTTTTTAAGCGTGACTTTTTCACAAAAGAAGAATTGGAAAGCATATATCCAAATGCACCTGTACAGGGAATGGATGACATTCTTATGGCAACATTATGCGGACAAAAAGGAATTAAGCGTTATGTGCTGGCACACCATACAGGTTATATGAAACATAAAGAGATAAAGAAGTCTGATAATTATATTTTTGATAAATATGCACTGGTACAAGGTGCTGATAAAGTGCAGACAGACTATATTAATACCTATTGGAAATGAAACATTGCATTGCAACAAGATTTAAATTTGATGAAGATAATTTTGAGTTAATGGCAAAGTATGTGGAGATTGCAAAAGTCATTCTTATCCCACAATTGCAGAAACAAACCAACAAAAATTTTGACTGGATTGTTATAACAAATCCAAAGCATGATGACTGGATAAAAGAAAACTTAACTGGCTATACATTCACAATCATGCATGATTATGATACAGAATTCGCTAATGCTGGTTACAATATACAAACCAGACATGACATTGATGACTGGATGCATGAAGTATATGTACAATCAATACAGGAAAGTATTGCTTTAAGTAACTATGACAAATGCCTTGTGCATGTGAATCTTATACTGGCACAATACGAAACAAGACAGACTATGTTATATCCTGTTTATCATAGCAGACATACCAGCAGTTTCTTAACCATGTATCAGAAAGAAATCAATCCAGAGTTGCATGTGTATATGGATGAACACACGAAGATGTGGAAGTATGTACCAGATGTCATTGAATTGCCAATAGGCATGTGCATGCAAATTAAACATGATAATAATTTAAGTGGAAAAAAATGAGTGATTTTAATTTACAAAAGTATTGGGAAGACAGATATGTTGGTGGTGGCAATTCTGGTGCTGGCAGTTATGAAATGGAAGCAATGTTAAAAGCAAGTTTCATTAACACATGGATAAGAGATTTAGACATAAAGACAATACAGGAAATAGGTTGTGGTGATGGCAATAACTTGCTTATGTATGATGTGAGAATGCAGTACACAGGTTATGACATATCGCCAAAGGCAATTGCAATGTGCAGAGAGAAAACCAGAAAGATAAGAAATAGTCTATTCTATTATTTTGGCACAGAGGAAAAGGACATTGATTACGATGCAAAAATGTGTCTGTGTTTAGATGTCTGGTATCACCAAGTCAATGATGAAGACTTTGAAGAATTATGCCAGAAGCTATTTGTTAAAGGCAAATGGAAATTTCTTGTAATATATTCTTATGAAGCAAATCCTTTTGGTGATGAAAAAGTTGGACAACACATAAAGTACAGAGATGTATTGTCAAAGGTTGCTGAATTCCCAAATTGGGAATTGACTTATTGGGTTAGTGGTTATAGTGATAATCATTTGCCAAGCAAGAAGAAGATGTTTTTATTTACAAGAAAAGATGCGTAAAGGTGAAGTCATACACATTATTAAAAATCCAAAAGATGTACTGAACAAACCAAGAAAAAAGGTTAATGTCATTGTCAGTGTATATGATGGTGCAGACTTCCTTGAAGAATGTTTAGATAGCATACAGGCACAAATCTTTAAGCCAGATAAGATAATACTTGGCATTGATGGTTGCAAGAAATCATTAAAGAAGATTGATGAGATAAGACAGAAGTACGACAACCTGTATGTTTATGCAACCAAAAAGAATGGTGGTGTTTATAGAATGTTTAATGCATTATCTGAATTAGTACCAGACAATCAATATATACAATTCTTTGGTGCTGATGACAGAATGTTTCCAGACATGTTAAAGGAAATGCAGAAGAATGACAGATATGCTATATCAAAACATGTTGGTGTATTATTCATTAAAGCAGAAGACTTTCGTAAAGTTGGTGGTTACAGGGATTGGAGATGTGCTGCTGATGCTGACATGATACTGAGATTAAGAAGATACTTCCAATACCATGAAGTTGTTATGCCAATACTGTTTCACAGGCGTGTACATGATAAACAACTGACAGCAATATATCCAGAAAAGGAGGGATTAAGACAAGAGTATTTTGAGATAACGATGAGAAACTATAGGTCTAAAACACCAGACATTTATATTAAACCAGTTAAAACAAAATTATATGAATATAGTGGTTAATCAAAAACTTCAACATGGTTATTATATCGTGCAGAAAGTACAGGTAAATGGCACAGCAGCAGAATATACATTGGTGAAAATGTCACTGACTGTTAATGGTGATGTAAAAGATTTTAACGAATTTTTCTCAAGCAAATTTAAGTCTAAAGTAATGAGTTACTATTTGTTACACTTAAAGGATGATAAAACAATTGTCAAAAACTTCAGTGAGTTAATCAAAGATTTAACGATTGAAGAATTGGAAAGATTGTTGCCAAGTTATTATCAGCCAGAAATAATGGAAAGAATTGAAGAATTAAAAAGGAATGCAGTTACCAAAGTTAAACGAAGCACAAAAGGCACAACTAAGAAAAGAGGTAGAAGCAGAAATATACAGGCGTAGTTTTTATGAATTCTTTGTTGCTTCAAGTAAGATACTATACCCAAATGTAGAGTGGCAATACCCACCATTCTATAAATATATCTGTGACTTACTGCAAGAAGCAGTTGAAAATAACATAAATGGAATTGAGAAAAAGCATGACTTTATCTTCAATCTTCCATTTCGTGCAGGTAAGTCAATCCTATTGTCACAAATCTTTCCAGTATGGTGCTGGATAAAAAACCCAGCAATGGCTATTATGCAAGTAAGCCATAGTGAAACACTGGCAATAAAGCATTCACATGCCAGTAAAATGTTATTGGAATCTGAGTGGTTTTTAAGCCTTTTCCCAGAGTTAACCATAAGAAGGGATACAAGTGCCAAGGCAAACTTCATGAATGAAGCAGGGGGCAAAAGAATCAGTTTTGGAATACAGTCTGGTATTATTGGTGAAGGTTGTAATATCCAAATCATTGATGACATAAATAACCCAGCAGATTCACAAGCAGTCACACAAGGAATCAACGAAATATATACAGACACATTATACAGTCGTTTGAATAATCCAAGCATAGACTTTCGTATTATACTTCAACAGCGTATTTCAGCCACAGACATTTGCCAGTACTTGCTTGATACAAATCCAAATAAGTACTTCCACGTATGCTTGCCAGTTAAAGTAACAAACTATATTTCACCAGTACAAGCCATAGACTTTTATCAAGATGGCTTATTATGGAAAGACAGATTCACAGAGAAAGTTATACTGGACTTTCAGCAGACTTTGGGAAGCAGGGCATTCGCTGGACAGTTAATGCAAAAACCAGTTGCAGAAGAAGGCAACATATTCAAGCGTGCATGGATTAAAAGTATTACTTTAGATGAGTGGCGTAAACTCACTAATAATGAAGCGAATATAGATTGGAATTTATATATTGATACAGCATATACAGCCAAGGCAAAAGACAATGATGCAAGTGCTGCAATACTTGCGTGTCAGTTTAATAATAATGTGTATGTAAAGAAAGCGTGGAAGTGGTGGCTGGAATTTCCAGAGTTAGTTGCGAAGTTAAAAGAGTTGAAGGTTAAGTATAATGTCAGAATGTTATACATTGAAGCAAAGGCAAGTGGTTTAAGTATTAAGCAGCAGTTATCCAGAGAGGGTTTTGATTGTGCTGATTTAACGCCAAAAGATAAGGACAAGGTTGCAAGGGCAAATGCTGTATCACCCAAAGTGGAAGGTGGACATTTATGGTTTATTGAAGACACATGGAATGAGATGGTATTATCAGAATTGACTGGCTTTCCATTTGGTGCTGATGATTTAACTGATGTAACTGTTTATAGTATTGATAACCTTTTAAATAAAAGTACATTTAATTATAGTATGTTATGAAAACAATAACGCTTAACAATAAGAAATATATTTGTCCAGAAAAATGGAGTGATGTTACATTGAAGATGCAAATGAAAGTATCAGAAGATACTGAAAAGATAACCATTGATGAATTAAAGAAGTTTGCCATACTGTCAGGATACGCAGGAATACCTGTTGCAGAATTAAAGAAAGCAAAGCTGACTGACTTGACAGAGTTGTTTAAAGCAATAGCGTTTATTAATAAACCACTGGAAGAAAAATCAATCATTGAATTTGATTTTAATGGCAAGCATTATTATGCTGGGCAGAATATCGCTGAAATGGAATTTCAAGACTTCATATCAATTGAAAATAGTTTAACTGAATATTCTGGTAATACCTATAATGCATTACCAACCATACTTGCAATTATGTGCAAGCAGAAGAAAGATAATGGCATGTTGGAAAGCATTGATGATTATGACATAAAAGCAAGGGCAAAGGAATTTGAAGATTTGCCATTGACAATAGCCAATAATTTGTCGCTTTTTTTTTCAAGCAGCGTGAAACTATATTCAAATCTTTCCCTGTTATTTTCGAAGCCAGAAACGATAAAGGAAGCGATGGAGAAACAAATAGACTCAGTAGAGAATACGCTGAAAGAGTTTCGTGGCAAGGGATTGCTTATGCGTTGTGCCAGTGGAATCTTGCGTTATTACATCAAATATATAAGACGACAACTGCACAAGCATTACACTTCTATTCAGTGAAGCTATTGCATGATGAATTAGAAAATAATATACAGGAAGCTATATATAGAAAAGCAAGGGAAGAAGCAGGCAGAAAAGGAAGAAGATAAAATTACTTGCAATTACGAAAAAAAGTATTTATATTTGATTAGATTTTTTCATGTTGGCTGGTGGGTTTTTTTACAATAATGCCATTTTGTTTCCCCACCAGCCTTTTTTTATTTACACCACATCTTTTTATAAGTCTTATTGTTTATATTATAAATGATAACAATATGACTTTAGAATTATTAAAGGAATTCTGGAAAGATATTTCGCTTAAACATAAAGATGTTAAACAGTTTAATGTTGGTAGTAACTACGATGTAGCCACCAACAATAGTGACAAATATCCACTTCTCTTCTGGGAATTACCATACAACATTAATTATAATGCTGATTGGAGTAAAGGACTTGATACTGTACAGATAAGCTTCTCAGTATTTCTATCAACTAAACTTGATGACATTGCTGACAGTCATGAAGCCATAAGTATCGCTAAATCAATTGGTGATGCTATCGTAACTAAAGCAAAACTTACAGCAACTGAGTTTAAGATTCAGAGTGTTAATGCTTTATCAGTAAGAGAATATTCAGATGATTATGTAGCTGGTATGCGTTATGATTTAACATTACTATTACAGCGTGACATATGTGACAATAACATCAATGATTATTTTAATGAAGAATAATGGCTGATAAGAATGACATAACCAAGATGATGGTGGATTTACTTCAACAATTACAGAAGATAACACTCATGACTATCACACAATCAGGTGTTAAAGCCAAGAGTGATTTGGCAAAGAGTGTTAAGTATACAGTAACCAAGGATGGTATTCAAATGGAAGTGGCTGCTTATTATCCCTATGTCAGTGGTGGTAGGCGTGCAATGATACGCAAAGTGCCTATAAAGGATTTAATTCAATGGATAAAGAAGTATAATATACGCCCAAGAAATGGACAGACTATAAATCAGTTGGCATTTGCGATACAGACTTCGATTTATAAGCGTGGTATCAGGGCAAAGAATTATGTAGATAAAGTAGAAACTGGTGTTGCTGATTATACAGCAATGGCTATTGCTGATGATATGGCAGAAGTCATTGCTGATGATTTAGTAGATATGTTTGCACCAGTAGCAATTTAATAACGAATTAAGAAATATGACTTTAACTTATTTTGCATGTGATGGTAGTGATAATTGTTTAAGCAGGGAAGTAGTCTTAAATGAATTAACAGGATGTAACTTGGATAGTTACAGTGGCACTCATGGCATAGATTATCAAGATGAATATAAACAACGGATTAGAATTTCAGCAGATACTGCTATGCCAGCAGGTGTTAATTTGACTGTATACTACAGTTATTTAATTACTGAGCAGTATTATGATAACTGGTATTCTGGTTATTGGAGTGGTTATACTTCAAGTAATGCAGTCATACCAGCAGGAAGTACATATGTTGATGTAGAGATTATTTGTTTAGAGCATCGAGAATCTGATATGGGTGCTGGTGGTATTGAGTATTGGGAAAGAAGCCAGACTGAATTCACATTACTGCCACAGCCAAGCACACCAGAATGCTGTTTATCACCAACAGGTGTAACCTGTACATTAGCCATAGACCAAGACACTGTTACTGACTGTACTGTAAGAGGCAGTGCTGATGGTAGTATTGAGATTTGTGTTATAGGTGGAAGTGATGTAACCACATGGAAATTAAATGGTGTAACTAAAGTCAGCAGTTATAGTGGACAATGCTATACATATACTGGACTGACTGCAGGTGAATATGTAGTTGCAATAACTGATTCAACAGGATGTACTGCACAGGCAACTTATACTATCTTGGATGGTGAATTTCGTACAGGTGATTTTACAGTATTTGGACCAACAGGTTTAACAGCAGTAGAAAACCCAATTATAATTCAGGTTGAAACAGCAATTAATTCACCAAGTCCAAAAGAGAATATAACAACACTTACTGTTGCAGGTACTATTGCAAATAACTTGTCGTTACAATTTAATCTCACAAGTCCATATGTGTATACTCAGACATTCTATGCCAAGTCTTATCCAAATAAACCAAACTATTTCTTGGCTTCTGTATTGAATAATCAGAATGGCGTTGCTGTTGGTACAAACACCACAATAGAGATTGCAACATCACTTGCTGATGCATTAAATAATGATGCGCTATTGCCAAAAGTATATCACATAAATAATGATGGTGCTGTTATTACATTAACTGCAAAACAATATGGCAGTAGGTTTAATTTGGATGACACTAATGTCATTTCAAGTGCAGGTGGTATTACTGTGACACAAACACAAGCTGGCGTTGATGCATATGATGGACAAATAACTGATAATTATTCTATCAGTTGTGAAGTCATGGCAAATACTGATTACACTAATCAATATCCAATGACTGGTGATAGTGCTGATTACAATAAGATTGCTGAATTAATATTGCCATTCTCAGAAAATAATAGGCATAGGTTTGATATTAGTGGTATATTAAAGTCACAGGTTTCAACACCAAAGCCAGATATTACATTTACTGGTGCAACATATTTGCCAACACCAATGCAGCCATATTATGTTAAGCTATCTGAAATGTATCCACTTGTGCCAAACACAAACACTGTTAAGAAGCGTTATAAGACAACGACTGTACCAGCATGGGTGATTAATTCAAGTCTTAATAGATATGTTGCTAATGACATGCGTGACTATGTTAATGTGCCTGTTAAATTTTTAACTAATTCACCAAACCCAAAACAAATACAAAGAGGTAGTAAGGAATTCTTATATTTTGTATTGCCAAAAAACTATGGTACTGATTTGAGTTGTATTGGTGATATGTATTTCTATGATGGTACACAGGTTACTGGCGTAACATTCTTTTCAATAGCAACTGGCACAACCAACACTGGTGGTGTTATGATGATGAATATAAGCTATGACAAACTTGGTTTGGGTAATTATGAAGTTAGTGGTACGACAAACAGGAAAATTAAGCGAATTGAATTAGCAGTTTATGCCAGTGGTGGCACAATTCAGTACACTGAAGAAAAACAATTCAGATTCGAAATTGATGAAATGCCAAGAAAGTTTGGAATATTCTTCCAGAATGCTTTAGGTATGTATGATGCATTAGACTTTATTGGTGTCATTGAAGAAACTATAAGCAGGGAAACTGGTACATATACAGTACCTATTGATTATTCATCAACAGGTGCAATGCCAACTGGACAGAAACATGTTGCAACATATGACACGAAGATAACTAAGAAACTTATTTGCAACACTGGTTGGGTGGACGAAACACATTTTGACTGGCTTATGGAATTAATGAAGTCAAACAATGTTTATGCTTCATCAACAGCATATTCCAATTATCTTAATTTAACAGACTGGACATATAAAAAATCAAGATTTGATGATTTATTCGATGTGGAAGTTACATTCGAATATACTGTATATGAAAATAACATAAGTGTGTAAGTTATGATTACTAATATAAAGATTATTACCAGTGATGGTAGACAGATTGATTACGAAAAGGAAACTGATTTGTCAATAAAGATGAATCGTGTGGCTGATGATTTGCAGGATATTGAAGCAAGATATGGCGAATTCTCATACTCATTTTCATTGCCAATGACAAGGAATAATTCAGAGATTTTTGGCTTTGCTGGTGTACCACATGTTAAAAGAATTTTTAAAGTTAATCCTGTTGAAGTAAAAGTATTCAACAATGATATGCTTATACTTTCTGGACAATTGGAGTTACAGGAAATTGATGATGATAAATACAAATGTATTTTTTATTCTAAATTGACACAATTAACAGATGCGCTTGCTGACAAGAATATGCAGGACTTAACAGTGTGCCCAAAAATAGTGTGGAATTATGAAGATACTATTCGTGGACATATTGCAACTGGTGGCACAAACTCTGACGAAACATCATATCAGTTTCCATTGATATTCTACAATACATTCTTCACACCAACAAGTGTATTCAGTGGTTTAACTGACACAGTGGTTGATAGCAATGGTACAACAAATCACATATTCCAAAGAGAAAGAGATGCACAGAATTGGTATTATATGATTAATCATACTTCACTTGGAGAGAATGAAGTGTATCAGCATCAAATACCTTTAGCATTTTTCTTAAAATCAATGATGGAATATATGCTTGAAGAAGTTGGCTGGACAATGGGTGGAAGTTTCTGGGAAGATGCAAATATAAAACGAATCATTGTGCCATATATTGGTGACACTGATGTTTATGACAGGGCAATTTATTGTAGCAGTGGTGGCTGGATAAGTGGCAATACTTGTATGAGTGGTTATACTTATTTAACAATTGGTGCTACTGCAGGTGCAGATGGTGGTGTAATCATGCTTGACACAGCTAAGTTTATGCCAGATATGGGTTGTCTTGATTTTCTTGAAAACATTGTAAATCTCTTTAACTTATATTTAATGATTGATGTTAACCAGAAGACGATAATTTTTGAAACCTATGATGTTATGTTTGGTAGTAAAATAGCACCATATGAAATAGATAATAAAATAATTGGTGATATTGTAATAAGCAGAGTTGAGGATTACAATCCAAGCATAAGATTTTCTGATGTAACAAATAAGAGAATATTAGGTGACAATAGATACATTGCATCAAGTGGTACTAATGCATATAATTTATTTACAGAGTATCGTGCTGCTGCAAGTGATAGTTTATTTGATGAAGTGTTTAATTACGCTGGTACAACTGCTGGCAACATTAAATTAGATTTTGCTGTGCCAACAGTGAAGACGATGAGGATTAGGAATGATTATGATTATAATGATGTTAATAGAAGTGCTGGCGATACTGTAATGTTTTTACCATTCAGTAGCAAACAACTTCCAGAAGATAATGCAGGGAAGAATTTCAGTAAAAAGGACACTGATACTATTGTTTATAATTCTGAAGAAACTATTGCATATAATTATAGTAAACCAGCACTTTATTACTATTATGGTATTTCAAATTCTGATTTTAAACAACATACTGATTTAATAAATAAACAATCATTGTATTTTTATTTCAATTTTGATGACACAAACCAGAAAATACCATTCTGCAGTCCATTCGCATTGACAAGTTACAGGGACAACATTAATGCTAAACTGGAAGAAGCTAAATTAAATCCAACTGGCGCAACAACTGATGCTGGTGTTATGCTTGCAAGTTATATGCAAAGCATTTATTTGATGATGGCTTCAAGTACTGGTGTAAGTAACACCACTGATTTCTCTCTTATTCTGGCAGATAATAATGAATTTGGTGACACTATTTATACAAGGTTTCATGCAAATAAATATAAGAGATATGCTGAATCAGAAGTGTTAGAAGCTGATATTAGAATAACAGATTATGATTGGAATAATTTGCAGATAAACCAGCCTGTTGAATATAACAAAGACATATATTCAATACTAAGCATTGAGAATTATGACATAGTAAAAGGTACGGCAACAATAAGATTAATCAAGCAACTATAATATATTATGGCAAACACAGTATCAAGGACAGTAGAATTACAAATAAAACTTGCTGGTGTACAAAACATTAAAGAGTTAGAAGAAGTAACTTCTGAAATCAACCAAGAGTTGAAGCAGATGAGTAGTACAAGCAAAGAATTTACTGCTATGGGTAATCTTGCTAAACAGGCAAACAGCAAGGTAAAAGAAGTCGGTGAAAGTCTTGCTGGTATTACCAGTACAGAGAAAGCAGAAGCAGTAAACAAAATGGGACGGGGTTTAGTTGGTGCATTCCAAGCAGCAGCAGGGGCAAGTCTTTTGTTTGGTGAAAAGACTTCAGAAGAATTGCAGAAAGTCATAGCAAAAGTTGGTGGTTTGTTTGCTGTCACTGATGGACTAAAAAAAGTAACAGAAGCATTCAGTGCAAAGAATTTGACAGCACTAAAAGCAACAGTAAAAGGTTTTCAAGAAAGTGCTGTTGCTGCTAAACTTTTTGGTACGACTACAAAGGCTGCTATCAGTGCAACAGGCATAGGATTAATTGTTGTTATTTTAGCCAGTATTATTGCCAATTTTGATAAGGTAAAAGTAGCAATTAAGAATGCTTTTGATAAGATTAAAGATGCATTTCCATTCCTTGAAAAGATACAGAATTTCGTTGATGACATAAAGGAAAGATTTGGAAGTTTAGGTAACATTATCAAAGGTGTTGGTGCTGCTATTGCCAGTATATTCACCAAGCAGACAATGAAAGAAGCATTCACTGAAACAGTTGAAGAAGCCAAAGCATTGACTGCACAGGTTGAAGAATATAATAGATTAAAAGAAGATGGTGCTGAAACTCTGGAATACGAATTAGAAATGATGCGTTTGCAGGGTGAAACTGAAGATAAATTAATTGAGAAACAAATAGCATTCAATAACCAGTTAATTAAAAATTTAGAGAGTAGGAAAAAGTTAGATGATGAAGGCAAGAAAGAGTTAAACAATCTAAAGAATGCCAATGCATTGCTTAATCAGAAACTTGCAAATTATCAGAAAGAAACTGCTGAAAAGAAAAAACAAGCAGATATTACAGAAAGAGAAAAGGCAAATCAAGAAGCTTTAAAGAAGATTGAAGAAGAAAAAGCACTTGCACTACAAAGAAAAAATCTTTTAGAATTACAATACCAAATCACAGTAAAAGAATATCGAGATGCAATAGCTGATATACTTGCTAATGAAGAAATCAGTTTAGACAATATTGAAGCTAATTATAATAAAATTGGTGAAGAATTACAAGCAGAATATGATAAGGTAAAAAACATAAACGATTTAACTGAAGATGCATTAGGTATTCATGGTTTGCAAATAAAAAACATAGAAGACTATATTGACAAACTTGATGAATTAGCGATTAAAGCTGCGAAGATAGCACCACCAACTGAAGATAGCGAAGAGTTGGAAAGCATTCTTAATCGCATCACTAATGAATATGCAAAACAAAGAGATATAATTAAAAAGTCCAACGACTTGATTAATTCATATACTGATAATAATACTAAAAATCAAGGCATTGTTTTAAGTTTAAGTGATGAAGAAAGAAACCAGATAGTCTTACTTGAAGGACAAAAGAAATTGCTTGAAGAAGCAAATAAAATTCGTTTAAATGAAATTAGTGCACAACAAGAAAAGAATCAACTAACTATTGACTATAATAAAAGTATTGAAGTAAATTTAGTAAAAGAAAAGGAAGCAACAAAAGAAAGACAAAAAAGATTAGTTGCATTACAATTTGAAGCAGAAGCAAATGCAGAAAATGCTAAAACTGAAGCAGAAAGGCTTAAATATCTTGATGAGGCTAAAAATTATCAATTACAGGCATTAGATAATTGGAATAGAGTTGAAGATATTAATAGAGAATTAGAAAAACTTAATTTACAGAATAATAATTTAACTGCTGAAAATGTAAAATTAAACGAAGAAGCATTACACATAAACGAAAATATTGTTGCTGTTGAAAAAAAGCAGGGTGAAATCATTGCACAAAATGCCAAAGTATATCTCAATGTATGGCAGAAAGCATTATATAAAGTACAAGGTTTTATTGAAAACAATAGTGAGCAGTTAAAAGAAATTGGACAAGGACTTGTCGATTTAACAATGGCTTCATTTGACTTGGCAATCGCCAATGCTGAAGCTGAAGCTGAAAAAGAAATTAAAATGCTTGAAGAAAAAGCAGAAGCAGAAATTGCAATTGAAGAAGAAAAGATTGACAAGCAAAAACAACTTCAAGAAGACTATGCTGATAGCTTATTGGAATTAGACAGTATGTTGGCTGATGCAGATGGCGAAAGATATGATGATATACTTGCACAAATTGAATTGGAGAAACAAGCAAAGCAAGATGCTATTAACGCAGAAATTGAAGCAGAAAACCAAAAGGCTGCAATAGAAGCGCAGCTATTGCTTGACAAACAAGCTGCAGAGAAAAAGGCAAACCAGCTAAAGAAAACACAATCAATTGTACAGGCAGTAATAGATACAGCATTAAGCGTAGTTTCAGCATTGAAGTCTGGCTTCCCACTTGGTTTGGTCATGGCTGGCGTATATGCTGCAATGGGTGCTGTACAAATTGCCACAATCAGTAAACAGCCAACTTATGCTGAAGGTACTAAGGGTACACCAAAAACTGAATGGGCACTTGTTGGAGAAGAAGGACCTGAATTGGCATATATTCCAAAAGGTACAAGAATATATAGTAATCCACAAACTAACGCTATTGCTGAAATGATGGCAAGTATGCGTGGATATGCAAGTGGTACTGAAAGAAATGTATCAGCAGCAGTGCCAAACATACCAGACACTGAAAATATGCTTGACTATAAGAGATTAGCAAAAGAGATAGTAAATGCAATGCATGAGTCACCTATTTATGTAAGTTGGATAGAAGGTAAAGAAATGGGCGATAGATTGTTGTGGATACAATCAAGGGCAAGTCTTGGTAGAAAATAATCACCAAGACTTATTTTCAATAATTGCTTGAATACAACTACGACTTACATTATATTCATTGGCTAATTTAGATTGACTATATTTAATTGGAATGTATTTAGCACGAATTTCAAGCACTTCTTTTTCTGTTAATTTTGCAGCATGACTTTCTTCACCAGTTTTTGGTTTATTTAAACCAATTTTATGTGCATGTTGATTATTATGTTGTGCAGTACACCACTCAAGATTCTCAATTCTGTTATCTGTCTTAATTCCATTCTTATGATTAATCTGTGGAAGATTATCTGGATTATCTAAAAATGCTTCAGCAACAAGTCTATGTAATAGATAATGTTTATGTTTACCATTTATTGTTAACATTATACGATAATAACCACTATTACAAATTTCTGGTTTTAATTTTCTTGCAGGTTTTATTGTTTTCACTTTAAAATTAGTACCATGTAAAATTTCTCTTTCAAGTGATTCAATATTTCCACATGTACTTACACGATAATAATTGAAGATTGTTTTCCATTTTTCTTCCATAGTTGTTTATATTAATAACGAGGCAAATATAAGAAAAAAAATAACATTACTGTTTATATTTAAAAGAATTGTATTATGGCACTACCAATATTTGAGTTTATTATAAATCCAGAAGATGAGACTATGGGCATGAAAGCAATTAGTCTTGTGGATAAGCCAGCGATTGAATCTGAGTATATAGCATTCAATAAAGCTGAAAAGAAACAAATGTACTTCAAGGTTGACGATAAGAAATATATTGTGGCTGGTTTAGCACTAATACCAGACAAACTTATTTACAGAGTTGATGAAGCAACTGGCGAAGAGTATTTTGGTTTTTTTAGTGCTGAAACTATTGAAACCATAATGGATAAGTTTATGAAGGAAAGCACATCTGGCACATTAAAAGATGTCAATTTCCAACATAATCCAGAAAATAAGACGCAAGCACATCTTGTTGAATCATTTATTTTACGCACACCAGAAATGGTAGAAGCAGTTAAAGCAATGGGTATTGAAGAAGCAGTGTTGGGTGCGTGGTTTGTATCATATAAATTTGATAATTCAGAAGCATATGAGAAAGCTGTTGCTGGTGAATTTACTGGCTTTTCAGTAGAAGTCATTTTGCAGAGGGAATTAAAACTAAATAAAAATTACGATAATAATAAAAATAAGATTATGACTAAATTTAAATCATTCATTGATAAAGTCAAGACATTGCTTAATGAAGTGGAAAACAATCTTGAAGATGTAGTTGTACCAGACAGTGGTAAAAGTCTACGCTTTGGAGAAATTGGACAACCAGTACTTTGGGTAATGATTGATGAAGCTGGTGCTGAAGTTACAGAGCCAGCAACTGAAGGTGAATACATTCTTGAAGATGGCAGGACGCTTGTTGTAGATGCACAGGGTAATCTTGCAGAAATTAAAGATGTAGAAACACCTGTAGCACCAATACCAGAAGAAGAAATGGGTAAGGTAGAAACACCTGTAGCACCTGTAGAAACTCCTTTGGTTGAAAGTGGTGAAACCACACCTGTAGTACCAGAAGAAACACCAGTAGTTGATGTGGCTTCAAAAACTTTGGGTGAGATTGTTGATGTTTCTAAAGATGGCGAGTATGAAATTAAAGTTGTAGTTTCTGGTGGAATGATAACAGAAGCAACTGCAGAAGCAAGCCAAAATCTGATTGGTGAAACATTAGCTGCAAAAGAATCTGAAATCACAGCATTAAAAACTGAGATTGAAAATCTTAAAGCAGAATTGGCAAAGCCTGTTGTTAAGTCAGCATTTACTGAATTTACAACTGTAAAGGAAAAGACAATTGACAAAACCAAAATGAGCAATTTGGATTATCAATTGGCAAGACTTGGATTAAGTGAGAAAAATAAATAAGAAAATGTTTATAGTAATATATAAGCATAAAAATTAATTTAATATTAATAATTACATTATTATGGCAACGATGACAGTTACTTCAACATACGCTGGCGATGCATTAAAGAAATACATCTTAGCATGTATCCTTGGTGGCGAAACACTTAGTACTCAAGGTATAAGCGTACAGACAAATGTTAAGTACAAAAGAAAAATCAAGAAACTTGCTGTTGGAAACATTGTACAGTGTGGTAGCTGTGACTTCAATCCAACTTCAGGTGTAACTATTACTGAGGCTGTACTTGAGCCTTGCGAAATGAAAATCAACGAAGAAATCTGCTTCGAAGATTTGTATCAGCTTTGGGATTCAGCAGATATGGCTGCAGGACTTCACAATGAAAACTTACCACAGTCTCTTGTAGATGCTTTAACTGAAGGTTATACCAAAGAAGCAGCACAGGAAATTGAAAAGGCAATCTGGCAGAATGACAGTACTGCAACAGGTACTACTTATTGCGCTTGCTTCGATGGTTACGAAAAAGTACTTGCAGCTTATGGTATCACTGGTGGTACTGGCGCAACTGTAACAGTATCTAATGTTGTTACTTTACTTAACGAAGCATATGCACTTGTACCAAGTTGTGTACTTGCAAAACCAAAAAATGAATTGGTTATCTTCGTATCGCACAAAACTCTTGCAATGTATGAAATGAATCTTGCAACTCAGGGTATTAATACTTCTGTTATGGCAGGTGTACCAACTCTTTATGGTATTGAAATGAAGGCTATCAGTGGCTTGTCAGATGACGATATAATCGTTATTGGTGCAAGGGATAACTTCTATGTAGGTACTGATTTGGAATCAGACTTCAACGAAATCAAAACCATTGACATGAGAAATACAACTGGTGACGAATCAGTAAGGTTTATCATGAAATATAAACTTGACGTGGCTATCGCATACCCAGAAGAAGTTGTTTACTTCAATGCGTAATCACTAAAAAATAACTTGAAAAAAATTAATACATAAATATTATGAGTTGTTTATTAAGTGCTGGTGTTACAAGAAGTTGTGGATTTCAGTTTGCTGGCTTGAAGAAAGTATATCTTGCAAACTTCGAAGAAGTTTCAGCAGTGGCACATGATGCTACAGGACAAATTACTGGTGTAACCATGACATCAACTGGTGCAACATGGTATGAATTCCAGTATGAGCCACAGACTGCACAGAAACTTGAAGAATTGCAAGCAGGTGCTGTTTCAAGATTTGTTAACCAGACTTTGAATCTTAAACTTGCAAATGTAACACAAGCTAAGAAAGAAGTACTTGAAGATTTGGCAAATGCTACTATGGCAGCTATAATTCAGACACAGGATGATTTATACTGGTATTTCGCAGAGCCTACAAAATCAGCAGGACTTCGTGCAACTGTACTCAGTATAGATTCTGGTACTGCACAGGCTGACGATGCAGCAGTTACAATTACTTTAGTTGGTGGTAGCATAGGTTATGCTGACACAGTAGAAGCAAGCGTAGTTGCAGGATTAGTATAAGAGTAATCTCTTATCCATTATAATTCCAAAAGAAAGACGATTGGTGATTTGATAGTCATCAGTCGTCTTTTCTTTTTTTATGATGGTTGTTTATATTAGAAAGAAATAGTTTATGAGTTTATATTCTGGTACAATAGCAAGTAATCAAACAATTTGTTACAATGGCAACCCAGCAGCATTCACTTCAGTTGCTGATGCTTCTGGTGGCACAACTGGTTACACATACCAATGGCAATATAGTACAGATTCTGGCAGTACTTGGGTTGATATTTATGGTGCTAATGCTACAACTTATGATAGTGGTACATTAACAGCAACAAGATGGTTTAGACGTAGAGTTATTGACAGTGGTACGCCAGCAGAAACAGGTTATACAAATACAGTTATTGTTACTGTTTATCCAGTCTTAAATGCTGGTAGTATTGGTAGTAACCAAACAATTTATAGTGGTACAACACCAGCATTATTAACTTCTATTTCTGGTGCTTCTGGTGCAAGTGGCGACTATGTTTATCAATGGCAATATAGTACCAATGGTACTTCTTATTCAAACATTGCAGGTGCAACTTCAACCACTTACCAACCACCAGCATTATACGCAAACACTTATTATAAAAGGCGAGTTTATGACACATTTTGTGGTATTGGTTATGCTGATTATAGTAATGTTGTTTTAATTACAGTAAGTGGTGCACCACCAGCAACACCATCAGCACCAAGTGGTTTAACAGCAACCAATATTGACTGTGCAACTTGTGATTTACAATGGATAAATAATGGTGGTGGTATTGTAAAAAATGTTATTCAAAGATGGGATGGCATTGCTTTCAATGATGAAGAAGAGGTATCATTTTCTGCAACAACATTTAATGGTTTTGAATTATACCCAAATACTGAAAATCAGATAAAGGTTTGTGCAGTTGATAGTGGTGATACTTATTATTGTAGTGATGCAATTACAGCACAAACAACATATATTGCAGCACCAACAGGATTTAGTGGCTATTTAGATGATAAAAATGTTGTTTTAAGCTGGACAAATATTTCAACAGGAGCTACTGAATTAAGCGTTTATCGCTGTTTATCTGGTGGCACTTGCGAATATATTGCATACTTACCATATAGTGCAACAACATATACTGATACCACAACTATCAGAGAAGAAACTTATTCTTATTCGATAATTTCTGAATGCCATGGCTATGGGTATGGCACACCATTCATAGATTTTACAATACCAACAGCACCATTAGTGCCACCCTTTTGTGATGGCAGCAATTATGCTGCTTCTGGGAGTACTTGTGGCAATAGCGATGGCGTTATTGCTATAACAAATATTGACTATTTCACTTATTATGATTTCACTTTAACTGACATAACAGGTGGCACATATACATTCAACACAACCACTGGTGAAGCCACTGGACTTTCAAGCAATTATTACTTCTTAACAGCCACAGTTAAGCCAGAATATTGGTATTATTATGGTAGAGAAACCTGTACTTTTGACTGGATTAAGATTGAAGATACAGATAATCCAGCATTTTTGGTTGGTGTTTCAGTCAAGCCACAACAATGTGGACCATTTGACAGGCAATTTGGGCGTATATTTTACAATGTTTCAGGACTGACTTCTGGCAATACATACAGTTTTTACGCATTTACAAGCGATTTAAGCCTATATTATTCCAAGACAGGTATTACTTCCACTGAAGACTTTATCTTGGCTAATGCAAATGCTGAGTGTTATTGGGTATTAATTCGTGATGAAGTCACAGGTTGTGCTTTACTTCTTGACAACAGGTGTGTACCAAGCATACCATTTTTTAGTCAGGGTGGTATTAAGAAATTATATCTGGCTAAATGGAGCAGTGATTTGGATTGGAATTACTGGAAAGATAGTGATGAAGACTATTTCTTGGAATTTGAAGATACTTCATTCTTCACTTCAACAAAGATAAAAGAATATTTATCATTTACTGGTGGTACAACTGGCATTACATGGTATGAATTACCAGTAGCAAATAAGGTAGTCAAGTTAGGACAAAAGTTAGAGAAACTAAGGCAGGGATTTATATTCACTGACACATTATCAGTTGCCATTGCAAAATATGATGCAGCAAAATGGACACAGATGGCTACGCTATTGAATCCAGAGAAT